AGAGATGCCCACCTATCAATCAATGAATAAGGAACGAATGGTAAGCATTTGTTACCAACTTTATCATTCAAAGGAAACCGATATTCTGAAAGAATCAGCCGCAAAGCTAATAAAACTTATAATTGATTGATTATCATTTGTTAAATTGTTGATGTGTATATCGGGGCTGGCATTTGAACCAGCCCTTTTTTTATTTAAAAGATTACCCCTTGCGTTTTCGCGTAATCCACCACCGCCCGAGCATGAGACAAAGCCAACGTATTTTGAAACACAGGGTCAAACATCATTAAAGCATCGTGGTAATTTGTAAAGAAGCCGTTTTCACTGAGTGCCGCTGGCATATTGGTTTGAGTAATAACAAAGAAGCTTTCTTCTTTATCCTTGTCGCCGTCCGTTGTATCCATGCGATACACCCATTTAGGGAAAGCCTCCTGAACCTCTTTGAAAAGAAACTCCGCGTAAATGTCCGACCTTGTTTTACCTTTGCTCGTAAACACCTCAAAGCCCCTTGCGTTGGGTGACGTTGCCGCATTGCCGTGGATGCTGAGGTACAACGAAGCCTCATAATTCTGGGCGTTAATATTTGCCTTTGCCACGCGCTTAGTCAAAGATACGTCCAAAACAGGATCGTAAACGCGGACAACGGAAAAGCCCCAGTCAATTAAATACTGCTCAATCTTTGCCGCAACTTCGCGGTTGAACACGCCTTCAAAGAACCACCCGTAACCGTGGAATTTTGCGTTATTATGCTGAGCGCACTTTGACGGGTAAGTCGTATAATTGTAAGGTAACTTTTTCTTTGCGTCAATGCCTCCATGACCCGCGTCAAGGAATACACAAAATTTAGATGCTTTCATATTTTTATATTTTTAAGGGCGATGCAAGTCAATGCACCGCCCTGTAAGCCGCATAAGGTAGCGAATCGTCTGCGCCTATAATTTGAATCCAATCAATGCGAAAGCCGCACCTACGATTGATAACTTAGGAGGTAAACTCACTGAAATCTCCTTTCCGGCACATTCTTTCGATGTCTCCTTAATCTTATCCCAAATTATTTGGGCAAGTTGGATATATTCTTTCCATGTGAACTTCACTTTGTTGCCCTCAAGATGAACGTTTATTTCACTTGCCAGCTCCGCAAAGTTCATTGAGTAACAAGCCACGTCACCCATTGGTGACTTTATCCCATCTGCATTTTTCAATGCCTCTTTTAAATTAGTCTGCATATTATTTATTTTAACGATTAAAAAAACGTGTGATTAAAACGCCAAGGTTTACGCCTGTTATGCGTTTAATATTTTCCGAAATAGAATAAAGCTCCACCGTTGCAATTAAAAAAGCTGCCATGTACGTAATATTGAAAGGAAGCGAAAAAGTATTTCTTGCACCCTCAAAAATCAGGATGCCACAAAAATAAACGACTATCTTTTCCATGGTGCGATAAAGTCCTTTGCTATTTATTTTTTGTTGCTCTTTCTTTGCTGCGAGGATTCCCGTAGCCATATCGGCAAAAACCACGAATACCGTAAATATCAAAAATCCTTTTATTGGTATGAAAAATGAAAATATCCAGCCGCAACAAATGGCATATGTTATTTTTTCCCATCCAAGATGCAAAAAGTTTATTAAGGTTGCTTTCATTTAGTTGGTTTTAACTGCCTCAAAATTACTTTACCATCCTGTGAAATATACCTATTTTTTGCCTCCTCCCAATATAAATCAATAAATTGCCCTAACACTGGATAACTAATTAATCTTATCGCAAACTTTGAAAATACAATGGCGTTCTTTGCCGTTGAACCTTCGACAATGTACCTGAATGCACTTGTATTTTTATTGTAATTAAAGTCAACAGCTAACGTTGTTCCAAGTGAAATTATTTGCCATTTGTTATCTGTGTAAAATGCCTCATTGTTTTTTAAAATGGTATCCAATGGATTTTTGCCCGTCAATTCTTGAATATTATTATTCTCCCTTATGGCTGCCGTTGTTTTCCTTCCGAAGTCATAATAAGCAATCACCTTGTCAGCAAAGTTATTTGCATTGTTTTCAAAACTTGTCATAGCACCATTATATAGTTGACTTGTATCACCAATAATGGAAGCCTTTTCGTAATACCCACCGTCAACGTAATCTGCACGGTAAATAAGGTAATAAGCATTGTCAATGATTTTGACGTATGATGTGTCAAAAGTTATTGATTGCGCGTTAAGCTGAGATATACAAAGCAATAAAAACAAAATCTTTTTCATGTTTATTTTTTTAAGTTTATTTAATTGCAAGCCAAAATATTTTAACGCTTTTACTTGCGGCTTCTGTTCCGTCGTAATTCCATGCTTGTACGGAAAAGGTTGTATCACTTTTAGTGTAAACCTCGTATATTATTTTTTCTGCTCCAGCTGAACCAGCCGAAGTTACCAATATACTTGTTGGCGTTGCTCCAAGTCCATGCGTCACGGTAAAGATTGCTGAGGGTGAGCCCGTGGTTGCAGTTGTTTCGCCCCTTGTCATTAACCCGGTTTGCGCAACCGTTGTAACCTCACCCACCACGTTACTTCCATTTTTTCCAAGTAAACTTGTCGGCGTTGCCGTTACCGTGTTTATTCTTACCTCACCATTAACATCAAGTGTCTTTGTGGGCGACGCATAACCAATGCCCACTCTGCTTGTTGAGGCATCCACGAAAAGCATGTTTGCGTTGGCTTCACTTTCCACGCGGAAGTCGGAATCAGTTGCGGCTTCATTGAACACGGCGGAGGAATTAACGGTAAGCGGTGCGGACAACGTCGTTGCGCCTGTGACACCGAGCGTGCCGCCGATTGTAGCACTATTTACAATAGTTAAGTTACCTGTTGGTGTTATAGTCATTCGATTTGTTCTTACCGTTCCAAATCCTGTAAGAAAATTTAAACTGCCAACATCAACTCCTACACCATCACCAGATGATTCAATAGATGCACCGTAATTTAAAAAACCGCCATTATTTGAAGAAAATATTAATTTTCCATAGCTTCCAACGTCTGCTGAAGATAATCTTAAAATTGAATTACTACTTTTAGAAACACCTAAATCACCGCTCAACGTTCCACCCGTCAAAGGTAAATAAGTTGAAGCCGCCGTGCCTGTGCGCAAGTAATTTGTCAGCATGGAAGCCGTGTCACTAATGTTTAATTTAGCTGCAAATCTTGAAGTAAGGTTTAAAGAAGATGTATCAGCATCCCTGAAATACGGCGTAAGCATGGAAGCCGTGTCAAACCTTGTAACAAGGAAATTGGTATCAGCAAGTAAACTTGAAGCCGCAAGGGTCAACCCTGCGCCCAATGTCACCTGCCCCAAGTCACCGTCTGCATCTGCACCGACAAGGCGTGTGGGTGCGTCGGTTGTTAAATCCGTTATTCGCACTTCGCCTGCAACCTCAAGGTCACGGTTTGGCGCATTCGTTTTTATCCCTGCTTTCGATGCTGCGGCAATCGTTGTTCCCGTTCCACTTGCGCCCGTGAAAAATAAAACGTTTTGGTAAACGCCTTGGTTTGAGCCGTTGTTGGTGGGAAGGTCAATTTGATTACCAATGGCAACGTTGCTTGTAGCGGCGGCGCGAATGTTATCAGCAACGTTGCGACCAATAGCAATATTATTTTCACCTGTCAAAGAATCAGCAACTACATTACTAAATAAAGCTCTATATCCTAAACCTAAATTGTAAGAGCCTCGATAATTAGCTGCTAAAGAGGACGAACCAACACCAGTGTTATATAACCCTGTTTTTGTATTTATTAGAGCAGATTCCCCAATAGCAACATTTCCAGTTCCGTTGGCATTATTTGATAACGAATTATCGCCAATTGACGTGTTTGCAGTGCCATTTATAATTGCACTGCTTGAAAATCGACCAATAGCCACGTTGTTGTTTCCACTAATATTATCGCGACCAGTTCTTAATCCTATGAAAATATTTTGACTTCCTGTTATATTGTTTTGTCCTGCCGATGCTCCAAAAAAATTATTTTCGCTTCCAGTTGTATTAAAATTTCCAGCATTATTACCAAAAAAATTATTGTTAAATCCAGTTGTATTAAAACGACCAGCATTTTCGCCAAAAAAATTATTGGATGTTCCAATTGTATTATTTTGACCGCTAAATAATCCAAAAAAATTATTAGAAAATCCTGACGTATTAAAACGACCTGATTCAAATCCAAAAAAATTGTTATAAAATCCCGTTGTATTATTTTCTCCTGCCGATGCTCCAAAAAAATTGTTATAAAATCCTGATGTGTTTAATCGACCTGAATTATTACCAAAAAAAATGTTAGATACGCCAGTGGTGTATCTTCCTGCATTACCACCAAAAGCAATTGTTGTAGAGTTTGGCATTTGCAATGAACTATAAATAGTTGCGTCGTTATCGTTTTGCCCTGCCAATAAAACAGAAGCTGGATTTGCAATTTGCACAACGCTAACATTATCTAAATTACCCGTAAACGTTGAAGTTGTAAAGCGAAATCCACCCGTTGCGTTTGTTGGTAATAAAACCACCACGTTTGCCGTTGCATTGTGAGTTGGCAGTGTGTAAGTCACATTACCAATCGCCGCCGTCAGCGTTCCAGCGCTATAACTTGCAAGCGTGTACGTAATTTCATAAGCATTCCCATTTGTAATAGTCAAGGCTGGCGTGTAAGTTAATGTTCCCGTCGCTGCCGTTGCTACCGCTACCGTTCCGTTGAATGTCCAACCCGTGCCGCGTGTCCAATTCGTTGTATCTGCGCCAAATGTTTGATTTGCCACAACCGTTGTTCTTACAGGCTCTTGACTATTTTTTATAATCAAGTTTGCTCCCGATGGTACGGTGGTCATGTTGATACCAAGTGACTTGTTGGCTGCGCTCCAACGCAAAGCAGTGTCCGAAACAACGCTGTTACTTGAATTAAAATACGCCACCTGCCCACTTGTTCCATTGATTTGATTGTCACGCGCGAAGGCTGAGGTATCACTTACCAAAAGGGCTTCGGTTGTATCGCGCCAAAGTCCACCCCTGTAATACAAAGAAGCCCTGTCAACGGGTGATGAAATAGCAACGTCATGAAGTTCTTGTAATTTATAACCAGATGCCACGCGTATGGCTATTGTTCCATTGTTTGAGGATGAGTTGATACAAAAGCCAATAGGCATATCAATGTTAGGCGCAACGGGTTCAATGTCTGTCCAAACACCTGCCACCGTTGGCGAAGGGTAAAGGATCGCACCAGCCGCAAAGGTATCAGTGTTTATTTGTCGTATTTTGCCAAATGAAATAACATACCCGTCTTCACCGTCTGTCAAGTCATGAGCCGTTATTCCTAATAAATACTTTGCATCTATTGAGCCGTTGGCGATAAATTTCGCAACCGTTAACCTGCCACTTGCGCCCACCGTGCCATTGGCATAAACAAGGCTTCCTTTGGTAATAGCTGAGCCTGTTTGATTTTTAACAAGCCAAAAGTTTTTGAATCCTAATTCATTTGGTACATTGTCATTCAATCCAAGTACAACGGTTGCCAAATCGGAATCCCATCGCATTTTTGCCGTGTCCACGTTGTTCGTCGGAACGCCAACATTGAAAAACAATGAATCCACGGGCTGAGTGAAAGCCGAACCGCCACCGCTGCCAACCAAGTTCCAAACGTTTGAAGTAAAATCGAATGTATAAAATTTAAGGTTGATTGTATCAAGAATGACCCAGGCGCTTTGGTTGTTTATCGGTTGTATGGATGCTGTGTCGGACAATGCACCACGCCAAACAAGCCCGTCGCCCGTGGTCTGAAAACCCAATCTTTGTTTATTTCCCGTGTTTGGGTATTGGGCGAAAAGGGTAAACGAAAGGAATATAAAAAGAATTGAAGGCAAAGTTTTTTTACCTCCAATCTTTCTAATTATGCTACTCCCCAGTTTAAGCAATACTTGTTCCACCAATATTTCACCCACGCGCCCCAATGTTTTTAAAAAACGTCTTTCTTTCTTTGGTTTTATTTCACTCATAGTACTATTCCCATTGTATTATAAATATCAAATATTTCTTCGTCCTCGTCGCAAGTTGCCTCAGGACAACCCACGGCGCTGGGGATGAATCCAAGAAGGTTCGTTGCGCAAGTGCATAAATAATCTTTGATTCTTTTCTTCTTTACCTCTAACCTTTGTAACAAAGTATCTTGATAAAATTTCAATCCTTCAACGCCCACGTTTTGCCCGTATTCGTTATCCAATGTATAAAGTCCATTTGTTCCAAGTTGCATCACCATGTAAGGCGCTGCCTCGTAAAGAACGGCGTTGGCGCAAAAGGATTTTAATTGGTCATTCCATAACGCTTGATAAGAAGTACTTGTAAACGCCGTGGAGCTTCCTTTGTCAGAAACAAGGGCATCGTAA